ATGCACTGATTGTATTGTGTAGGTAAAAGCATTGTCATCATCAATAGTAAGAAATAGGTCTGCACGACCTTCTTTCAATTCACAATACGCATCCTCAACTCTCCAACTCCGAGCCATGTTTTCCAGACTAGGTTTTATTGTATCCCAATAAACACCTATGTCCTGAGTAGGAACATATTGTAATTGCATTACCCAATTATAACATATTTGTATTCTTTTCCACTAGTGTTATTAGCGAAATGAGATATAGTAGCTTGTCCCTTTTGTTGGCTAGAGACATATAAGTTATCCATACTGTAAGGTGCTATGTAAGTCACTGTAGCTTGTGCTGATGATATAGCAGGTCTTGTATAGGGTGTTGTTACTGTTGCTGTAAATGTTTCTAAAGATATGTCTGTAGAAGATGTTGCTCCTGCTATCTCTATATAATCACCTGCATTTAAATCTAATACATGGTTAGCTGTTCCTGTGAGATGAGATGGGTCACCTGTAGACTTACGAGCTGGTAAACCAAATCGTCTGCCAGAAGTTGCTATGTCTGTTCCATTTACCCTAAACCATACATCTGCGTGTTCTCCATCGTTATTAGCATTTGCTAATTGTAGAGAAAAGGTAACATCATAAATACCATCATTACGAACATACAGTCTTGAATCGTTACTGACATCTATGTAAACACCATTCACTTCATGTTCTGTATCCCATGTGACTACAGCCGTATTACCTGCACTAGGTGCAAGTTGTTGTGATGTAGAAGTAAACTCACCATAAGGTGCTGTATCTGCTTCAGCAGAGTCGCTAGAGGGTGCAAATAAGATAATAGAGTTATTACCAATACGTTCATCAAATAAAGTTGTAGTCGTTGCCCAACTAGTATTTAGAGTTATAAATCCTGTGTTGTTAGATTTACCTTCTACAAGGTTATTAACAACTTCTGCTATCTCTCTAGGATTGCCACCACGCCAGGGCAGCTTTCTATACATATCGGAACGTGCCATTACCTATTCCCTGCTTGACTATAATCCATATCTAAACCAATAGCGAGTGTCCAGTTAGCTCCTGTTGGTGTTACATTGATTCGATGATAACGACCATGATTTCTTACACCAACACGTCCTTCTGCATCGGCTGATACGGCTGTTGTAAATGTTACATCATCATTTAGTTCACGTCTTGATGCTATTTGTACGTCTGCACTGCCGTTGTCTATAGATGGTCTAACTAAATTAACAAGTGTGTTATAACCAAACTCTAAATCGTTTGTAGTAAGTTTGGCTGTTTGTCTTGTTCCTGTAAATACAATGATTCTGTCGTCACGAACACCACCGAATAAAAACTTACCGCCTTTCCAGATTCGGTCATCTAGTGATGCAGATAAAACATCAAGTGATGCTAAACCTGTAGTAGCTGCGGCTTGGTCAATGGCTACACCTGTACCTGTTCCTGCACCTGTGGCTTGGAATAATACACCGACTGTATTGGCTACTGCACCGATAAGTGTAAAATCTGTTGTGCCTACATCTCTGATAGTGTAATACTGACCTGTTACAAATGAACCTGCTGTAACATTATAAGCAGTATCCATGCTATCTAATGACACCCCTGTTGAAGCTAATGTAGATAAATAATCAACATCTGTTTCTGCTTCTGACCATTTTTGTGTTTGGTAGTTGTAAATAATCAATGAACGTCCACCAGATACGTTAGTATAATCCCATATCACTACGTTACGTTCAGGGTCAATAGAAGCTGAGATAGAATCAATATCACCAATGTTAGCATTACTAAAGAAATAACGATTTACCTTTTCTGCGCCAATACGAATGATTTGTTGTCCATCACAAGCATAAAAGCCGTCAGCACCTAAGAAATAAGTCACTCCTGCATATTGCGTAACAGAGCCAGCCTCAATACAGCCTACACCTCTTGCAATCGTGTCGAACTGGAATATATTTGGGCTACCTACAAATGACATACGGACTATGGCATTTTCTAATAACACAATACCAAACTCCCCTCCGGTGATGGCTGTCACATCTCCCCCATCTTCGATATCCTGAAAATCAGCTAACGATGCACCATCACTATCCCAGTAGTTAGGAGAGTTCACGTCTGACCATTGCACTCTGTTTGGATATGTACCTGCTTCAATATATGCACCAACAACAAAGTCACGAATAACTGTGAGATGTTTAGCAATAGGTGCAGCAGATGTTATTACATTAATATTGCCTGATGTTGTGCCTGAATCTGTATCTGTAAATGTAAAACTATTTGCATCAACAACTGTAATTGCATAAGTGCCATCATTTGCAGCTCCACTTGTAACATCTACTTCATAACTTGCACCATTAGTTAATCCATGTCCTGTAATAGTTACAGTTACAGTTGTTCCACTTCTAGCATAAGTTCCTGATAAGTAAGTAGATGATTGATAAAATGCAGTAGAACTACCTAATGTCCATCTTTGTATTCTTTGTGTGCCATTACTAGCCAACATATTTTGTCCAAATTGAACAAATTGCCATCTATTATTTCCAGAATATCCGCCTGCTGTTGATACGTCATCTAAACTTAAATCAGTATTATCTAATTTGAATAATTTAGTAGCACCACCTGCAAACACAGTAACAGTTCCACCAAACTTACCAGCAAATACATTGTTTAGGTTTTCTGACGCTTGTCCTGAATAGTTAGCAGCACTATTTAAAAATGTATAACCATTTAATACTGGAACGACATTTAATGCTTCTCTAACTGATTTGCTTACTGATGGTTGGTCAGGAAGCCACTCGTCAAATAATATACGTTGAGTTGCCATGAAATTCCTTTATGGTTTAGGATATTTTGTTTTTACAGATGCTATATACTCTTTCCATGTTTCTGTGTTGTTAACTTTATCCCAATACATCATATCTAATTGTTCTTTAATAGAGATATATTCTCTTGCTCTTTCTCTTTGGTATTGTTTATTATTATAAGCAGATATTAATTCTTGCTCTTTTGCATCAACTGCATTTTTATCTATTAAAATAGCATTACCATTAATATCAAAAGCATCATAATCATCTCTAATTTCTATTGCGTTTGGATATAATTCTCTAATTGCTTGATGCTTCATTATGCTGACACCTCCATAATTGTAATTTGTGTAATACCATTTTCATTACCTGAGCTTCCTGAACTTGATACTGTTCTATTAATTGCAGCTGTTAATGAAACAAAAACAGATTTTATCATTTTAAGACCATAAGTAATTGATGATGTTGTAGATGGTGAATCAACATACATAAATGTTTGTGTGTTTGGTGTTGTTGAATGGTCTGAGTCGTTTGGACTTCCTATAAAATGACCAGCCCAAGCATTTGTATTTGCAGGAGATAAATATGTACTATCTCTATATAATCGTATTGTGGTATCGTAATGAAACTCACCTGTTAATGTAATCATATAAATAATTTTGCTTGTTGCTGATGTTGGAGTGATTGATGTATCTAATACTGATAAAGCAACTTCACCACCTCCATAAGCTGGAACTGTATATGTAGTTGTTCCTGTATATAAATTAGTTACAACTTGCAATATTTTACCACCAGCACCAGCAGCTAATTTTGCAGTTGTTATTGCTCCGTCTGCTATTTTTGCTGTAGTAACATTTGAATCAAGAATTTTAGCAGTTGTTACTTGTGAATCACCGATATGTGCTGTATCAATAGAACCATCTACATAATGTTCTGAATCAATAGAATCATCAGCAATTTTTGTTCCATCAATAGCATCTGCATCTATTTGAGCCGTATCAACTGTATCTAACACTGATAATGCACCTAATCCTAAATTAGTTCTTGCAGCACTAGCACTTTCAGCACCTGTTCCACCGCCTGCAATAGCTAAGGCATTTCCTGTTTGATTACCTGCTTGAAAGTCTTTTAAATGGCTCATAATACCTCTAAGAGCATTATTCACATTCGAGGGACTACACCCTTCTGCTATGTTAATGTTTGCTACATCTGTATTATTAGCTGCTGTTGCATCATACTGACTAATTTTATTTTTTGCCATGTTTTATCCTTGTTGTAACCAATTTTCGTTTCCAGCAGAAACTTCAGACCAAACTTCTGTACCTGCTGTGACATTTGTCCATGATTCACTTCCAAATGGTGTGTCAGTCCATTCTTCACCTAATATAGTTCCTAATGCTGTTATTGTTCCATTAGAGTTTATAATTGCATCACCACTAAATGTAGCATTTGCTAAACATTCTGCTAATGCTGTTGCGTTGATAGAACCATTAAGACTATATTCAACGCCACCTAATGCAGTAGATGTTGCTGTTGCTGATACACTTCCTGTAAATAATCTAATTCTATTTGGGTCAGCAGTAACTGATACATTAGAGAATATAGAACCACTAGCAACTGCTAGAGAGAATCCTTCTGCATCAAATAATGCGTAACCTGCAATCGCACCACTATTAGTTCTTATTCGTAAATAAGTAACAGATGCACTTGCGTTACCTGTAATTGCACCAGTCGATGTTCTTAATCTTGTTGCATCTATAGTAACTGTGCTATCTGCATTTATATCTGCATTACCATGTAGTATCAGTATTGCATCAGATGTAATAGTAGCAGTAGATGATATATCACCACTAGATGTGCGTAATCTTACAGCAGTAGATACAACTGTAGCATCAGCAGTAACACTTGCTTGTCCTAATAGGACTGCACCTGCTAATGAACTAAATGGTGCTTGAGAAAATGCACTTATACCAAACATTAGTCTGCTTCTGCTATAGTATTACCTTCAGAAACCCATTCTAGGTATTCTTGGTAGTCTGTGTTTGCATTGTCTTTAGGTATAAAAGTATTATCGGTAGTTCTTAATATTACATTTGCTTCT